AAAAAATATGATGACAGCAGGTAAGGCAGCAGACAGGGACAATACCTGCATGTATAACTGTTCTTACTTACCTGTTGATGACCCCAAGTCTTTTGATGAGGCTATGTTTATTCTTCTGTGTGGCACTGGTGTTGGGTTCTCTGTCGAGCGGCAGTATATCTCTAAGTTGCCCGAAGTCCCTGAGCAGATGTATAAGAGTGACACTACTATTGTAGTAAAGGACAGTAAGGAGGGTTGGGCTAAGGCTTTCCGTCAACTGTTGTCTCTCTTGTGGGCAGGAGAAATTCCCCAGTGGGATGTATCTAGGGTTAGAGAAGCAGGTGCTAAACTCAAGACCTTTGGTGGTAGAGCCTCTGGTCCTGCACCACTGGTGGATCTTTTCAACTTCACTATCTCAAAGTTCCTTAATGCCCAAGGACGAAAACTTAACTCCCTTGAGTGCCATGACATCATGTGTAAGATTGGAGAGGTGGTTGTAGTAGGCGGTGTTCGTCGCAGTGCTATGATTTCCCTATCTAACCTCTCGGATGACCGTATGCGTCATGCCAAGTCTGGTAGATGGTGGGAAGGTAATGGCCAAAGGTCTCTTGCTAATAACTCTGTTGCCTATACTGAGAAGCCTGATGTAGAAACCTTCATGCGTGAATGGGTTTCCCTTATTGAGAGTAAGTCAGGTGAACGTGGTGTATTCAACAGGGTAGCCTCACAGAAACAGGCAGAGAAGAATGGTAGAAGGAACCCTGACTATGAATTTGGGACTAACCCCTGTAGTGAGATTATCCTTAGACCTTACCAATTCTGTAACCTGACGGAGGTGGTAATCAGAGGTGATGATACCTTTGAGTCTATTCGTCGTAAGGTTGAACTTGCTACAATACTAGGGACCATTCAATCTACTTACACTCACTTCCCTTACCTTCGTAGGGTATGGAAGAATAATACTGAGGAAGAGCGCCTTTTGGGTGTAAGCCTTACTGGTATTATGGATAACAAGATTATGTCTGGTCAATATCCTGATATGCCTCTTGATGAAGTCCTCAAGGATCTCAGGGGCCATGCTGTAGAGACTAACAAGAAGTGGGCAAAGAAACTTGGTATCCCTGTGTCTACTGCTATCACCTGTGTCAAGCCTTCTGGGACTGTCTCTCAGTTGGTTGATAGTGCCAGTGGTATCCATGCACGTCATAGCGCCTACTACATCAGGACTGTCCGTGGTGACAACAAAGACCCATTGACTGAGTTCCTCAAGGCTAAGGGTGTCCCCAATGAGCCTGACGTAATGAAGCCTGATTCAACTACCGTCTTTTCTTTCCCGGTCAAGTCCCCTGATAATGCCATCACAAGAAACGACATGAGTGCTATTGAACAATTGGAAATGTGGCTTATGTATCAACGATACTGGTGTGAGCATAAACCTTCCATCACGGTAACTGTTAAGGATGACGAGTGGCTTGACGTAGGTGCTTTTGTCTATAGACACTTTGACGAAATGTCTGGTGTGTCATTTTTACCATATGATGGTGGGTCCTATCGACAAGCACCCTATACTGAAGTTCAATACGATAAAGGTTTCACCAATTCTTTCGGTGACTACATCCCAAGTTACAAGGAGGTAAAAGACCAGATGCCTGACTCTATTGACTGGTCGGAACTATCGGACTATGAATCTGAAGACAACACTATCGGTATGCAGACAATGGCCTGTAGTGGTGATGTCTGTGAAATTGTGGATCTGACATGAGGTATTATGAATACATGCTGAGAGAGAATGAGAAACCGAAACCAAACATAGGAGATATTGTCCACTTTACCCATTGTGGGAATGATGCCTCTGGGGAAGTTCTTAATGTAACAGTGGATGGAGTGGAGATCTTTTCACTTAACTCTGAGAGGACTTTCCTCTACATGGGTGAGATCAAGCAACTTGAGAAGAAGGTATTCAACTTGGATAGACCAGCATTCTTTACAGCCAAGGATATCAAGAGGTATTGGTCAGAAGATTCTGCTGAGTATACACCAATAAGTGTTACATCGGGGACGGAAACGAAAAAACCCTCCACTGAGGGAGGGCCTAAAGACGAGCATTATAAGGAGGGTGATATTGAGTGTGTAGACTACCTGTGGGATAACCTTACGATGGAAAAGTTCATTGGTGGTCTGGAGTGGAACGTCAAGAAGTATCTACATCGTTGGAGTTTCAAGGGTGAACCTGTTAAGGATCTTCGTAAGGCTAGAGATTATCTCAATGTCCTTATTGACGTAATGGAAGGCAAAGACCCAAAGTTTAAGGAGTGGAAATAATGACTAACCGTATGACATCATTTTTGGTAGGACTTGTAATTGGTGTTGCTGTATTCATTGGGGGAGCAACTGCACTTCATGCCCAACCGGGACCAGAGGAGTGTAATGCAGCAGCAGAACTTCTAGTTACCTTTGGTGATATGAGGGATGGTGGCGCGGATGAGCAAGACATCTTTTTTGCTTTCCTCATGATGGGTGCCCCAGAACATACTGCGAGTTTTATGACTACCTACCTCTTTAGGATTCATGGTGATAAGAGTGGCTTTGACCTACAGGCGCAGTTCCTTAAGGATTGTCTTGGCGATCCCTTGTAAACCAACCCTTGATTACCCTACCCATTTCTCCGGGTGAGGGTAGCAACCAACCTAAAATCAATAGCACAACTATCCAAAGTGGAGTCTCCTGTATCGTAAGGGACTCCACTTTTTCTGTTTTAACACTATTGGTATCACTAGTTTGTGTGATATCCCTAGCATTAGGTCTAATGATCTCTTGAGAAGAGTTATCTGTAACCCCTACAGTTTGAGAATTAGTCTCACCTGCCTGCACATTAGCTGCAACATTAGGACCACCTCCTGTCAACAGACTAAGAGGGCTTCCCCCGCATCCAGGAATCAATACTAGGCTGCTTAAAGCCATAAGCAGCAAGAGTAAAGATCGTAACCGGCCATACAACAATATTCAATTCCTCTGTCTTACCTGAGTATGCCAAGAAGGCACACCCAAGTATCATTGCAAAAGCAGTTTCTCTAGACCAAGTTTTCTTAACGTTGCTCATATTGTTCTCTCAGGAGGTCGTTAGTCTCTCTGATCTCTTCCCTAAGATCGGTTACTTGAACCTCCAACCTTTCAAGTATTGCAGTTGTAACCCTATCTTGGTTCATACTTTGTCTGGCTAGGTCTTCTGCGGAGTTAATCCTTGACCATTGACGTAGGTTCTCCTCGTTAAGAGAAGAGTCAATGTCCGTTAACTTACTTTCAAGAGAAGAGACCTTATTGTCTATTGAACTAGCCCACCAGATGGCAGAGCAAGACTGTAGAACTATGGCAAAAATTAGAGTTATGGGAACACTTTTACTTAAGTGCCATTGACCATCTGATGACATTTTAAAATCCTTCACGGGTAATACTCTCGACTAAGTTCAAAGTGAGGTCCATCAGGAAACTTACCGGGATAGGCTTTAGCAAGTTCTTCTCCTGTGCCTTCCCACTCTCTGATATCATCTACTCTCCAGTTACCGCCCCACCTCAGAGGGATGTCTAGTTCTTTAGCAGCCTCGATAAAAGCATCTGCAATTGGATAGAACTTGTCCCAGTCCCATGAGACAGGGTAAGGAACTACATCAACAGCATGACCTGTAAGATGCCTAGAGTTCATGGTTTGAGACTTTCCTTGGGCAACAAGCTGCCTCTGTCTCTCGATATTCCTAACACCTTCAATTACGGAGAAGTCTTGTCCACTGATAGCACTTGCTCTCTTGGCTACAGCAATAAGGTCAGGGTGGACACCTGATAGGTTCTGCATACTTCTTTGACCAAACTTGTGTTCCACTTCTCTCCTCCTTCTAAAGAATGCTACAATTTTACTGAAGTCAATCATCGGGTTTCCTCGGCATTTTAAGTTTTCTAGGATCTTCTGTTCTGTGTGGCAGGTCTCTCAGTGCTTGTCTGTAGTCCTTCCACTCTTTTTTCTTCTCTTTAGAAAGGGGAACATCGGGCATCTGGGTCCAATCAGAATCCTTTACCTCT